TGGCAGGCGTATATCAAGATGACGGCCGGCGGAACGCGAATCGACGAAGATAAGGTGTACGCGATCGAGTCGTACCGCTCGTAAGAGCTACCGGAACCCACATCGTTTAAACAAGAGGTGACATCATGGCAGTGGATCTTACGTTAAAGTCGGTTCAGATCACCAACCGGGAGGCGACTCCCAGGGTGCTCAACAGTCCGCAGAACGGGGGCGACGGAGTGATGCACGAAGTGTACGGACACATCGCGAGCGTTACTGCGGCGCTGTCGATCACGTCGGTCATTCGGTTGTGTTCGATTCCCTCGAATGCGCGAGTCAGCAGCGTCAAGTTGCACTCGGGCGCGCAAGGCGCAGGCGCGTTTGATATCGGGATCTACCAAACCAACGCCAACGGTGGAGCGGTTGTGGATGCCGATCTCTTCGGCTCCGCGATTAGCTGCGCGTCTCAGGTCAAGATCACCGAGATCTTGGAAGAGTCCGCGGAGTACACGATCGCGGAAATGGCGAAACCGCTGTGGGAAGTCCTCGGACTATCCGCAGATCCGCATCGGTTCTACGATGTGTGCGCGACGGTCGCGACGACCGACGTGACCACGGGAACCGGGGCGTTAGGGGTGCGAGTTCAATACTCGCGATAACCACAACCCTTAACGGGCGCGGAGAGGTGATGTATGGCGGATAAGTTTTACAGTGTGGTGCTCGGCGAACACCGGCCTAGTCAAGTGACCGAGGGGGGTTCGACATCGAGTGAGGCGATCGAGTTGAGGGTGTCTGATTCCATCTACAGCAATAAACGCGCTGTCAGATTGGGGATTAAGGCGATCCTCAACTACATCATCAAAAAGGAAACGAACCCGATCGCATAGACAATGATGCGCAAGGGGATTCACACACGGGGGTCTGTTCGCAGGGCGGATAGGCCCCCGTCGTGCAAGAGGGGGCGGATATGACAGAGGACGCGCGCGTGTTGCTCGGTATCCCTTCCGGGGGGTCAGTCAAAACGAAAACGATGATGTCGATCATCCAAGTGCTGTTTCAAACGCAGGCGGAAATCACCCTCGTGGAACGTGAGGGCGCCCTCGGCCCGGACAACCGGAACCACCTCGCACAGATGGCGCTCGATGGCGGGCATACACATCTGTTTTTGGTCGATGCCGATATGAGTTTCCCCGGTGATACGCTCACACGCCTCTTGGAACACAAGAAAGATATCGTCGGCGCGGCATACAACTATCGCGCGTTTCCCCGCCGTACCGTCGTTAAGATAAAACGAGATGGACAAGTCTACAGCCCTGATCGACTTCCTGAGTCGTTGTTTGCCTGTCACGCGATCGGTTCCGGGGTGAAGCTGGTGACGACGCAAGCTCTCGCGCACATGCCGCGGCCATGGTTCGCGTTGGACTTCGACCGAGACGGGATGCTGTCGGTATCCGACGACGTGTGGTTTTGTCAGCAAGCGGCGCGGGTAGGGATCGAGACATTTTGCGATCCGACGATTCGCGCCGGGCACATTGGGAGCTTTGAATTTTAAGAGGTGAAGGTGTGGCGGTACTGACGAATAGTGAGCGATTGAATATCATGAGGCAGTTCGGGGCGGATCTGTCCTTCGCCCGAACCGCGTTCAACCTCTCCAAGCCGGATCTACGCGCCGCGGTGAATGCGATCGACGATTGGGTTGACGCCAACGCCGCAGCATTCAACACGGCGATCCCGCAACCGGCGCGTGGGACGCTCACGGCGAAACAAAAAGTGCAGTTGTTATTTCATGTTGTCAGTAAACGATTTGACGCGACACCGTAAGGGGGCGACGTATGGCATCTGGGAATACACTGTGTGCGTTTGTGCCGGCGTTGTGCGCGAGTTTTCCAGCCTCGGACTACGCCACACCGGATCTTCGGAATAACCATCCTGTACTCGACTTCGACGGGTCAACCGATGAAGAAGCCTATTTCGAATTGGTGATGCCCGCGCATTACGGCGGGGGCGGAATCGCAATTGATCTCTACGTCGCGCTGACCAGTGCGACATCTGGCACCAGCCGTTGGCAAACGGATATTGAGCGGATCAACAGCGCCGGGCCGGATCTCGATTCCGATTCGTTCGTCGGGTCGTTTCAAAGCGCCGGGGGCGCGGCAAATGGAACGAGTGGAATACCGACGATCATTACTATCTCGCACACGAACGGGGCGCAGATGGACAGCCTCGCCGCGGGCGAACCGTTTCGGTTAAAAGTTCGTCGAGATGCAGACGGCACGAGCGGAACCGATGACATCGCGACTGATGCGGAACTCGTGCGCATTGTGATTCGGGAGCCGTAAATGGCACGAACATTTGACGGAATAGACGATCAAGTCGCGTATGGGAGCGAAGCCGCCATTGACGACCTGACTGCCTATACGGCCATGGTCTTGGTGCGTACGACTGGAAATGTCACTGATGAGCGTATCCTCGTAAGCAAGTTCACATCTGGCTATACTGGGACGATCTATCTTGGGGCAACTGGCAGTGGTGGGAATAACAATAAGGTCTATACCTACATCTCGGGCTCGGTTGGCTGGTACGCCGAGAGCGCGGTCGATGCCCTCATCGCCAACATCTGGCGGGTCATTATCGCGACCTGGGCGGGGGGCACTGCTGTAGCGCCGAAGTTGTGGGCCTGTACGCTTGGCGGGACGCTCGCTGAACTCTCGTACACTGGAACTCCGACAGGCGGGAGCGGGCGTGTCTCCGATGCCTCAGCGACCCTCCGTGTCGCGGCACGTGACGCTGCTGATGCGACCTTCTTCGCTGGGGGTATGGCGGAGTCTGCGTTGTGGAATAGGCGCCTCTCGGATGACGAACTGCGAGCTCTCGGGAGAGGCTTCGCGCCCGCGTTTTTTCCTCGTGGGCGTGTGTTTTATTCTCCCCTCGCGGGGCGGCAGTCTACCGAGCCGAACTGGGCGGGGACGACCCACGGGACGGTGACCGGGACGACGTTCCTTGATCACCCCCCGGTTATATATCCTCGGCAGATGGGGGTGCAAGTTCCAACGGTCGGCGGGTCGAGTTTTAAAGCGGCATGGGCACGGGGAGCGAACGTCGTGATCGGAGCGGGGGCGCGATGAAAAAGAACGTAGCAGGGCAGAAGGTCGGGTGCCAAATGGTGAGCGCGTCGGACGGCAGCGCCTTCACAGGAAGCGTCACCGTCGCCGTGACGATCGACGCCGGCACGCAGGCAACCGGATCGGTCGGATCAGGGGCCTGTACGCACGAGGGGAACGGCTACCACACCTACGCCCCGGCGCAAGCGGAAACCAACGGGGATCTCATAGCGTTCACGTTTACCGGCACCGGGGCGATTCCGGCGACGGTGCAGGTATATCCAAGTTTCCCCCAGACTGTGGACAATGCGACAAACATTTCTGCGATCAAAACAGTCACCGACGCGATCCCGAACGGTGGGGCGCTCACGACGATTTCCGGAAAAATCGACACGATTGACGATTTCATTGATACCGAAGTCGCCGCGATTAAAGCGAAGACTGACAACCTTCCGTCTGATCCTGCGGACGCGTCGGATGTAGCGGCTGCGTTTGCGGCCGTCTCCGCAAAGATCGACACCGTAGACGATTTCCTTGACACAGAAATCGCGGCGATTAAAGCGAAGACGGACAGCCTTACCTTTACGGTTGCCGGCGTGGTGGACGCGAACATTCAGCGAGTGAACGATGTGGCCGTGACGGGCACCGGGGCGCCCGGCGATGAATGGGGGCCGTAGATGGCGAGTTGGGGTACGTCGTGGGGAACTTCATGGGCGACCTCATGGAACCGCGGCGTAAGTTCGTTTACTGGAAAACTTCGAGGATTGGCCCGTGCAATAGCACGGGGGATAGGGCGCGCATAATATGGCAAACGGACTGGTGGCGGTAAAACTGACGTGGGATGATAACAGTAGCGGGGCGCTGGATGAAACCGGGCAGGAAATCGAGATCTGGACAGATAGCCCGAGTTTTGTGCCGAACGTGCCGATCAACTACACCGAAGCCCGGCACCCGTGGATGCGTCTCCCGCCGATCGCCGCAGGCGTTGAGGAAGCGATCATTCAGTTGAAAGCGCCGGTCACGTTCGTGAAGTTTCGGGTGCGGCAATATAACGCGCAGGGGAACGGGGTGTGGGCGATCCCCGTGACGGTCCCAGTCACCCAAGTGACAGGGAGCGCCGTCCCTCCTGCGCCGACGAATCTCGGCATGATTGTGACTAGTGAGGCCACGGTCCCTCCGGATCTTCCAACCGAAGAACCACCGGATACTACGCCCCCTCCAACGGGAGGTGGCGGAAGTTCGAGTAACTACGTATTTCAGACGCAATACTCTGGTGTGCAAGGCCGAAACCAGTGGTCCTACGGAGATTCAGTCAGCCCAACCGCGTTGGTGTATGACGCGACAAACTCCAAGTGGAACGGGGATGAATTGTATCTCGCGGTGTGGGGCACCGGGTTCCGGCATAGCAGCGCGGGGACGATCAAAGATTGTGTGGTGACGTGGACGGCGCCGGCTAACGGCGATGTTAATGTCGTGGGGTCGTTCAAACTCTTTACGACACCGGGGAGCGTGACGGTAAAGATCCGACATAACGGGGCCGACGTGTTTTCACAAGCTATCACCGATGCAACGGTCTATCTCTATGATGAAACGTTTGCGGTCCTCGCAGGGGATACCGTGGAGTTCGTGGCGCGTCGCCTGTCAGCAACGGTGTACAACAACAACGTCGAGCTCAATCCGACGATACAATTGACGACAGGCGGGGTACCAGTCAACCCCACGGTCGGCTCTCTTTCTCCGTCAGTCCTTTCGATCGCGTCGAGCGGGGTAGGGTCGCTCCTAGTCACCCTGTCATCGGCGCCGAGTGCGGCCGCGGTTGTCTCGCTTAGTAGTTCGGATGCGACGAAGGCGACTGTGCCGGCGTCCGTGACGGTGCCTGCTGGGCAGACTTCCGCCGCGGTTCAGGTCACAGGCGTGGCGGCTGGGGGCAGCACCATCACGGCGTCGTATAATAGCTCGTCTGCGCAGTCTGTCGTCACGGTGAGTAACCCGGCGTCAGGCACATGGACGAACGCGCCAGCGGGCGGCACCGTGCTTTTTGACTCCGCCCTTAACTCCCTCTCAGGGCTGATCGACGACTTCCCGCCCAGCAGTACTCCAGTGACGATTGCGGATGCGCCGTTCTCTCCTTCTATGGGAATCCGGCACCGTCTCGAAGCGCTGGCTACGACGGGGGGCGGACAAGTTCGCTTCGCAAACCCCACGTCGTACCGGGAACTCTACGCCGGGATGTACTGGCGCACGAACCCGCAGTTTCAGGGGCGTATTGTGCCCAATAAGATGTTTTTCTTGCGAGGTAGTCAATCGAATGGGGTCATTTGTTGGTCTGGACGTAATCCAAATGGCAACCTCACGGGTCCTCTTGTATTTGTGGTCAATGGTGGCGCGTCAAACCAACATATTCTTGGTCCCACGTCAGACTCAGGGGCACTCTTCTTCCCCAACGTAGGAAACGGCAACGTGACGGCCGGGGTGTGGTACAAGCTCGAATGGCGGATGCGCGCCAGTACAACTATCTCGTCGCAGGACGGCGCGTATCAGTTGTGGATTAACGGGGTACTGGTCAGTAGTTACCTGAACATCAACTACTCGAACGGCACCGGGCTTAATGAGTGGGTGATGAGCCAGACGTGGGACCAGAGCGGCGACATGGGCAGCAGTAACACGGTGGCCTGGGAGCATTACTTAGACCACCTCATCATAGTAGGAAAAAACTAGCATGGTGTACCTCGCAAAATATGCGACAGCTTGGACACTCCACGGGTATCAACTCGTCGATCGAGCGACCGGGCAGTATAAGGTCACGCCGACGCTCGCGGCGGGGGATTTCAAAATAGAAAAGGACGGGGGCGCCGCGGCCAATCTCGCGACGCTCCCGGCCGTCGAGCCAGCGGGTGGAAGCTCCCTCGACATCGCGTTTTCCGCGGCCGAGCTCCAAGCGAAACACATCGTGCTCCGCTTGGTCGACGCGGCGGGCGCCGAGTGGAACGATGACGCAATTCACATCTTCACCGTCGGCGATCCTAGTGCGTATTTCCCCTTCGATCTCTTCTCCGGTACGGTCGCCCTCTCCGCAGCGTCACAGGGGGTGGTAACGGGCGGGGTGTGGGATGAGTTAGTCGCGAACCATCTGGCGCCGGACACATTCGGGGCGCAAGAGCTCGATACGAACACGGCCGTCACCGACATCCAAGCGAAGGTTCTCGAATTAAAAGAACTGATCGAGGAACTATCGGATTCGATCGGAGGCGGCGGGGGCGCGGTCACGCCGGCTGAAGTCATCTCACAAACCCGCGTCGCGAATCACGCGCTTCAAAAGCTCGGCGCCCAATTGATTTCGTCGATGAACGAAGACACACGGGAAGCGCGCACCGTTAATGCGTGCTATTCCATTCTCCGCGATCGCGAACTTCGGGCGCATTCATGGAACTTCTCGATCAAACGAGCGGCGCTCGCTCCGTCCGCGACGGTGCCGGCGTTCGGGTTCGCCAAGGCGTTCCCCCTGCCGGTCGATTGCCTTCGGATCCTCCCGCCGGCGCGCGATGTGGATTGGACGATTGAAAACATCAACGGGGCGTCGCACATCCTCACCAACGAAGGCCCGGTGATCTATCTCCGGTACGTGGCGCGGATCACTGATGAAGCGGTGTTCGATGAACTCTTCGTCGATATGCTGGCGTGTAAAATCGCGTGGCATTGTTGCGAGACGATTACGCAATCGAATCAGAAGAAAGCGGATGTGATGCAGGAGTACAAAGACGCGCGAGCGGAAGCGCGGCGAATTAACGCCTTTGAGCAAGCGTCTCCGCAAGAGCCCGAGCCCCCATGGTTGGTAGCGCGACGGGCGGGAAGCGGGGAACAGAATTGGTTACGGTTCGGGAGTGAAGGATAATGCCGAAAGTCTCGCCGATTCAAAGCTCGTTTTCAACGGGGGAAGTCTCGCCGCTGTTGTATGGGCAGGTTGAGTTTGACAACTACAAGTCCGGGCTCAAGGTCTGTCTCAACCTTCTCCCTCTTATTCAAGGCCCCGTCACTCGGCGCCCCGGTACCTACTTTTGTGATGAAGTCAAAGATTCTTCCAAGCAAGTGCGGTTGATCCGCTTCAAATACTCCACGCAGCAAGCCTACATGGTGGAGTTCGGGCATCAATATATTCGGTTCAAACGCGGGAACGCGCCCGTCACATTGGCCGCGCAAGTCATTACGGCCGCAACCAAGGCGAACCCCTGCGTCGTCACCTATACCGGATCCGATACGTTTAGCAACGGGGATGACGTGGACATTTCCGGCGTGGTTGGGATGACCGAACTGAACAATCGGCGATATCGGGTCACAAATGTAAACACCGGAGCCAACACCTTCGAATTGCAAACCCTGTACGGAACCAATATCGATAGTTCGAATTTCACCACCTACGTGTCCGGGGGCGAGATTGCAAAGGTCTACGAAGTCGTCTCCCCGTATGATGAAGACCAGTTATTTCAGATCAAGAGCGTGCAATCGGCCGATGTGTTGTTTTTAACACACCCAGAACATACCCCCCGGAAACTCTCGCGTTCGGCGAATACCTCATGGACGCTCACATCTATGAATAACGCCGTCTTGAAAGACGGGCCGTATCTCCCTACGAACACGACCGCCACGACGTTGACCCCGAGTGCCGCAACCGGAACCGGCGTCACGCTCACGGCGTCGGCGGTGACGGGGATTAACAACGACACCGGGTTTCAAACGACAGACGTAGGCCGGTTGATTCGGATTAAAGAAGGGTCGACCTGGGGCTACTGCCGCATCACCGCGCGGGCGTCGACCACATCGGTGACGGTCGACGTTATCAACACGCTCACCAACACCAGCGCCAAGACCTTTTGGCGCCTTGGACTCTATTCCAACACGACGGGATACCCCGCAGCCGTGGCGTTCTACGAAGACCGATTGGTGTTTGGGGGATGCCCGGCGGCCCCTTCGCGCGTCGATTTCTCCCGCACGGGTGACTATGAGAATTTCGCGCCGACCGATACCGACGGCACCGTGGTCGACGATCACGCGATTTCCTACACGTTGAACTCCGACGAAGTGCAAGTGATTCGATGGATGAAAGGCGATGAAAAGGCGCTCATCATCGGGACTCTCGACGGGGAATGGCCGATGCGCCCGAGTACCGCTTCGGAAGCCCTCACCCCGACGAACGTCTCGGCGAAGCAATCGACCGCCCGCGGAAGTGCGGACTTGCAAGCGATCCGCGCCGGCGATGCGATGCTGTTCGTCCAGACGGCACAGCGGCAATTGCGCGAACTCGCCTACGTGTTTGAAGCGGATAAATTCAGAACGCCCGACGTGACGGTGCTCTCCGAGCACATTACGAAGACCGGGATCAAGGACTTCGACTATCAAAAGCAGCCGCATTCAATCGTGTGGTTGACGCGGAACGACGGCACCCTGTTGTCCTTCACCTATGAACGCGATCAAAAGGTGCTGGCCTGGGCGCGCCATGCGGTGGGCGGATACTCGGAAGCGACATTGACGGCGCCCGCGGCAGTGGAATCCGTGGCCTGTATGCCGAGCGCAGACGGCACCCGAGATGAAGTCTGGGTGGCTGTCAAACGCCTCATCAACGGCCGCATTGTGCGTTATATCGAATATCTGACGAAAACGTGGGAGAAGGACGACGTACAGGAAGACGCGGTATACGGGGATTGCGCGCTCACGTATGACGGGGCGGCGATCACCACCGTGACGGGGTTGTGGCATCTCATCGGGGAGACGGTGGGGGTCTTAGTCGACGGCGCCGCGCACCCGTCCAGGGTGGTTAGTTCAACCGGCACCATCACCTTGACGGCTCCCGCGTCGAAGGTCCAAGTCGGATTTACCTACAACAGCGACGGGCAGATGTTGCGCCAGGATGTAGGGGCGGCGGACGGAACCGCGCAAGGGAAAATTCAACGATCTCACCGTGTCATTTTACGGGTTCATGATACACTCGGGCTGCTGACGGGATCGGGGTTTCATACGACCGGACCGGGGAAATTGACAGAGACGACGTTTTATCGCGGAACCACGCCGGGGGATTCTATGGTGCCGCTGTTTACCGGGGATGTTGAAATCCAATGGGAAGGATCCTACAGCACGGCGAATTATGTGACGTGGCGGTTTGCCGGCATGTTTCCGGGAACGGTGCTCGCGGTGATGCCGCAACTCCATACGCAAGACCGATGATCTCATACGGGCCCTTCAAAGCGGCACATCTCTACGAGTTGAACGTGCAAGAGGCGCAACGATGGACGATGGCCTACCTCGAACCGAACATCGCAACCGGCCTCGAAACACTGTGGTCGAATACCGTCTTCAAAGATGGGCGCCCGATCTGTTGCGGCGGGGTGATCGCACAGCGGGCCGATTACGGCATCCTCTGGTCGTTCGTCGGCTCGGACGTGACACCACATGATTTCCCCATCCTCCATCGATTGGTCAAAGCGTTTGTGGGGGCGCTTCCATTTCGGCGCCTTGAGATGCACGTGGATTGCGGCTTTCGGAACGGGCATCGGTGGGCGAAGGCTCTCGGGTTCACGAAAGAAGCCGAACGGATGCGGGGGTTTTTGCTCAACGGCGGGGATGCCGCCATGTACGCGAGAGTGAAAGGGTAAATCGTGGCCGATCCAGTCACCATCTTTGCCGGCGTGTCGATGCTCGGGGGGCTTATGGGCGCGATGGGCGCGCAAGCCCAGGGGCAAAGCCAAGCCATGGCGCAGCAGTTCAATGCGGATATCGCCGGACGTAACGCCGGACTCGCGCGCGAAGCCGCGGCAACCGATGCCGCGATGCTTGAACGGCAGACCCGAATGCACTTGGGATCGATTCGCGCGGCGTACGGGGCCTCTGGAGTCACGGCAGCGGGTAGTCCGCTCGACGTATTGGAGATGAGTGTCGCGAACGCCGAACGCGATCGGCAGCAAATTCTCTACAAGGGCGAACTCAAAGCCCTGGGGTACGAAGACACGCGGACGCTGAGTTTGTTCGGCGCCGATTCCGCGAAGAAACAAGCCGAGTTCAGTTCATTCAGTCAATTGCTCACAGGCGTAACGGGCGGGGCGAAACTCTTCACCGCTGGACACACCGCACCATCGGCCGGCGCGCCCGTGGCGATTAGTTAAGAGGAACCATGCCGCAGATTAAAGAGTACACACAGCGAGTCGGGGGCGCCGCCGAGTTGCCCCTCGCACAAGTGACCCGGCAAGCCTACGCCTCGGATTTCAACGGGGCGGGTGTCGGCGCACAAATCGCTGGCAACGCGCTCCAGCAAGCCGCGGCGGACGCCGGGGCGATCCAACGCATGGTTGAAGATCAGAAGGCGAGGAAGGAAGTCACCGACGCCGCGGTAGAACTTGCGCGCTTTAATTCGTCGGCCGCACACGAACTGAAGAACGCCGAGAAAAACGGCGAGTTGAATGACGACGCCTTTACCGAAACGTACATGGCGCGCATCAATACGAACCTCGATCTCGTCGGGTCCAGATTTGAAACCACCGCCGGCCGGCAGGCGTGGGAACGGGGATCCGCCGAGATGAGCGGGCACTATCTCATCGCAGCGGGGGAAGCCCAAAGCCGCGCGGCGGGGATTCGCGCGATTTCGCAATACAAAGATTTTGTGGATGCCACACGCAATACCGTGATGAATGACCCGTTCCAATTCGAACGGATGGAACAGGGCGCCGCAAACGTGATCAACGATCCCAAAGGCATCTTCGCGCACATTCCGTCAGATAAGCGCGACGAACTTGCTCGGACGACGAAGACAGAAATTGCCAAGTCCGCCGTGCAGGGAATTATTCGCCTCGACCCACGGATTGCGATGCAGCAATTGACTAGTGACAAATGGGACCCGTATCTCGACGCGGACAACAAACACGCTTTGCAAAACGAAGCGCGCGTGGGGATCGCCGGCCTGGACGCGGAAGCGCGCCGACAGGAAGCCGAAGCCGCACGGCAACGGAAGCGGGAGATCGACCAGACGAATCAAAAGATGGTGGAACTTTATTCCTCAAAGAGTCTCACCATTCCGCAAGTGCTCGATTCAAACCTCGATGCGGTGGGGGACGGGTCAAAAGAACATTGGATCAAGATGATCGAGGCGCAGAATAAAGAACACAGTTCGGCGCCGATTAAAAAAGATCCTCGCCTCTTCGTGAACACCCTTGAGGGGATCCGCAAAGGCACGATCACATCGGAAACGCAAATTGAAAATCTGTTCGCTCAGAGTGCCGACCGCGGGACGGGAATCACGTGGGAAGATACCAAACAACTCCGACAAGAATTGGTCGAACTCCGGACGCCGGAAGGCGCGAAGTTGAGTAAACAACTCGACGACTTCTTCGCCAGTCGAAAAGCCCAGATTGACAAGTCGAACCTGCAAATGGGGAAGATTGACCAGACGGGCTCGGCGAAAATGTACGATTACATGACGATGGTGCGCGATCGTGTGGACGAGTACAAGCGGCAAGGGAAAGACCCGCGCGTGTTACTGGATCCGAAAAGCCCTGAGTTTTTGGGATCTCCGGAAACTCTCGCGCCCTATCAAACGACGATTCAAGAATCGATTCGCACGCTCTCTGAGAATTTGAAACGCGGGCGTACGGAAAAGCCACCCGATGAAAACGCCTCGAAAAAAGGGTTCTTTAACTGGTTCAAGAGCGATCCGAAGCCAGAGGCCAAGCCGCAATCGGCGCCCGATGCCCCGTCCTCGTCTCCCGTTCCAAAGGACAGCACCGCGCAAATGCGGGGGGCGATCGCCGATTTAGAAAAAGCCGTGCGGACGATGCCAGGAAAAGACCCGGTGGTTGTCGGCCCGCGCAAAGCCGGGGAATCCGCCGCAGATTATTTGAAGCGATGGAACGAGGCGCACAAGAATGACTGAGACACTGAAAAAGCAGAAGGCCCTCATTGATGGGGGGTTCAGTGACGAAGAGATCGGGCAGTGGCAGGCCGAACAACGGAAAGCCCTGAGCGATGCCGGGTTCAACAAGGCCGAAATTGATACAGAGTTCGGGCATCCGCCGTTAGATCCGAAGCCCGCAGCTCGGGTTTTTGAAGAGAATATCAAGAAGGCCACGGCTCCGGAAACTCCGGATGGGGAGCCGAAGCCGATCACAGATTTTATGGGCGCCTTAGAAGCCGGGTTCCAAGGTTCGATCACCGGGTTGTTAGCCCGGGGAAAGAACCCCGATACGGTCCTCGCCGAAGATGCGCCGCGTATGTCACGCATCGCCTCGTCACTCGGGCAACTCGCGGGCGATGTTCCGGCCATGGTCGGGGGCGCAATCGCGGGCGTGGGCGGTGGGCCGGTGACGGCCACGGCGGGCGCCTTCGCGCTCCCGGCCGGGATGCGAAAAGTAATCACGGACGCCTACGCGAACGGCAGCGCCGAGACATTCGAAGAAGTCTGGGATCGCATCTCGGGGGCGTTAATTGAAACAGGGAAGGGCTGGATCACTGGCGCCGCAACAGGGGTTGCAGGAAAAGCCGCAGGGATGATCCCGATCGCATCTCCGACGGCTAAAGCTGCTGCGACCGTGGCCTCGGAAGTCGCAACCATGGTGACGGTGGGAAAGGCGCTTGAGGGCCAAGTGCCGAACGCGAATGATTTCATCGACGCCGCGGTGGTGATTGGAGGGGTAAAGGGCGCGGTGAAGACCGCCGGGAAGATCCGCGATGTGTACAACCGAGCGGGGGTAAAGCCCGACGACATGATCGCGGACATGGAGCAAGACGTCACGATCGGGCAGGATTTCGTCGCGGAGAATATCGAAATCCCCCGTGCGTATGGGAAAGTCACGGCCACGTTTGAATCGCCGGAGCGCGGGCTCGTGCCAGTCGAAGAGGCGAAACCAAAGACGGTTGACGAACAGATTAAGGATATCGCCGACGAACTCGGACAAGAGGCGCCGGAAGCGATGACCACGAAGGCCGCGCAACAGAAAGTCCTGTCAAAAATATCCATCGGCGAACACACCGATAAAGAGCCGATGACGTTTCAAAAGCTCTACACCGATCTGGTGGACGATTTGAACCCCATTCGCGAAGCGGTGAAAAAGGCCGCAGCGAAAGGGGAACTCCCCACCGATCAAGACCCCTATCAACTCGCGCGGCTTTCCCGAGGGACGTTCGGGAAAGCGAATCAATTCCTTGAGTTCGGGACGTTCGATTTCAAAACCTACGAGAACAACGGGCCAAGCATCAAAGACATTTTGCAAAAGGGCGTGGGCCGCGACTTCCCCGAAATCACGGACGCGGAGAAAGTGGACTTGAACGGATTTCGTGCGTACGCCGCAGCCAAGCGCGCGGTAGAACTCGACGGCCGGGGCATTGAATCCGGGTTTGATATCGAGGCGGCAAAAGTGGTGGTGAAGAACGGAAAGCAGTACGAAGCCGTCGCGCGCGAACTGACGAACTATCAAAACCGCTTGACGAAATATTTGAAGGACGCGGGGGTGGTGTCGGAAGACGCGTACAAGGCCATGCTCGACGCCAACAAAGAGTATGTCCCATTCTTCCGGGTGATGGATGAAGATCCGACTGGCGCCGGCCTCGGCCGCGGCGTGAAGACGAAGAACCCGATCAAGAGCATTAAAGGCTCTGAACGCAACACGATCGACCCCATCGAATCGGTGATCAAAAACACGTACCTCTATCTCTCCCTCGCCGAGCGCAATGCCGTCGGCAACGCCTTTGTGAAGATGGCGAAGGATTCAGGAAACCCCGATATCTTCCTGAAGAAAGTAGCGCCAGAACAGCGGGCGGTGCAATTACAAGAATCAGAGATCCGCGCGCTGTTCGATGAGTTTGTCAAAATCCGTAAAACGACCACGGTTGAATCGAAGACCGAGACGAAAACGACCGCAGGAGCCAGCGCCGAGCCGCAATCAAAACAAGGGAAGATGGTTCGTGATCGTGTGCTCGAAGCATTATCCGCGCGTGGGTTCAGCAAAGGCGAATCCGAGCAAATGCTCTCCCGCTTGGAATCAAAAGGCGGGGCGCCGGGATCCGTCGAAACTCTGGTCAAAGAGATCGAGAAAACCGAATACGTTCCGGAGATCGATATCCGACTCCCGCATGAAGTCGCGACGATATTCCGCGCCGTCAAAACGCCCTTACGCGATAACGAAATCGCGGTATTTGAAAACGGGAAATATCAAAAATACGAAGTCGACCCAGAAGTGGCGCGCGCCTTCAACGCCGCCGACTCTCAGACGGCCGGCCTCTTAACGAAGATCCTCGCAATCCCCGCCAAAGCATTGCGCGCTGGCGCGGTGTTGTCTCCGGATTTCATGGGCCGGAACTTGATCCGCGATCAAACGATGGCCTTTGTGCTGTCGAAAGGCGGGTATTTCCCAATCTTCGATTTCATGCGCGGCGCCTTTTCACTCGCGCGGAAGGATCAGGATTTCCAGAACTGGTTGAAGTCCGGGGGTGCAAACGCGGCCCTGGTATCCATGGATCGGCAATACATCCAGCAACAACTGTCCACCCTCACTGAAGTACAAGGCGTGATGGGGAAGGCGTGGAACGTGGCGAAAAGCCCATTCGAAATTCTTCGCATCACATCGGAGTTGATCGAGAACGCGACCCGACTTGGGGAGTTTAAGAAAGTCTCCGGGGGCCTCACGGAGAAGGCGGCGATTCAGGAAGGCGGCATGGCGGCACGGGAAGTCACGGTGGACTTCGCGCGCACCGGCATGAAGACCCGCGCGATGAGCTTGATTTCCGCCTTCTTTAACGCGGCCGTCCAAGGTGAAGATCGCGTGATTCGCGCCTTTGCGGAGAAGCCGGTCGGCACCACAACCAAAATGATGGCCGCGATTACACTCCCCTCTGTCCTGCTATACCTGTCGAATCGCGACGATCCCCGGTGGCAAGAGATCCCCCGATGGCAGAAAGATCTGTTCTGGATTGTGTTCACTGAAGACCATATCTATAGGATCCCGAAGCCGCATTCCGCCGGCATCATGTTCGGCAGCATCCCCGAACGCATGATGGAAGCCTACGAATCCGATCACCCCGGCGCAATGAAGGACTTAGAAAAGTCGTTTATCTCGGCGTTCTTTCCGAACATGATTCCCACGGTTGCGGCGCCGATCGTCGATCAATTCGCGAATCGATCGCTCTTCACCGGCGCGCCATTGATTCCCGCGGCGCAAGAAAAATTGCTGCCAGAATATCAATACACGGAGTACACCACGGAGACGGCGAAAGCCCTCGGGCAAATCCTCGGCGCCTTCCCTGGCCTGCGTGAACGCTCGATTCGCGATGAAGATACGTTTATCGGGGGCGTGGCGCGGGCGCTCTCCACCCCGATCCTGGTTGAAAATTACGTGCGATCATGGACGGGCGGGCTTGGCATGTACACCTTACAACTGGCTGATAAAGCCCTACGGGAATCCGGCGTGCTCCCCGATCCGGTCAAGCCGCTGGAAACCTTGTCCGATTTGCCGGTGATCAAGGCGTTCGTGGTGCGATACCCCTCGGCCTCGGCGCAATCCATTCAAGATTTCTACGATGACTACTACGCGAAGAAACGGGTCTTCGACACGAAAATGGAACTCGCCAAACAGGGCGATCTCGACGCGTTTGACCGCGTGCAGAACATCGACCCGAGTGCGTGGGACGAGATGGCCGGAATTCGTGACACGCTCACACAGCAGTCTCAACTGGTGCGCCTCATCTATAAGAACCCGGACTTTTCGCCAGAAGATAAACGTCAATTGATCGATTCGATTTACTACCGTATGATCGAACTCGCAAAGGTGGGGAATGACGCGATGCGCGAACTTGCAGAAATCTTAGGTGAATCATGACGATCTCGAACCGACTCAACCGCACCACGTTATTAGGGAACGGGATTTCAACAGCAGTCCCGGTAGAGTTCCCGTTTCACAGCGTCGACGATCTCGTAGTGATCGAAACGATTCTCGCAACAGGTGCGCAAACAATCAAAGCGCTGACGACCCACTACACCGTTACCGGCGCGCAAGACGCGCTCGGCCATTACCCGACCGGGGGAAGTGTCGTCATGGTATCGGCGCCCGCCTCTACAGTGAGCATTACGGTGTATCGTGATGTGGCCGCGCTGCAACAAGTGATCTTGGTTGAGAATGAAAAGATCCCCGTCAAGGCATCGATCGAATCTCCTTTAGATCGATTGACCATGATTGCACAACGGTTAATCGATCGCGTCGACCGTACGATGACCCAACCCGATGGTGATTCGGCGAACATCGGCAACCTTCCCGCGAAAGTGGTTCGCGCCTCCCGTTATCTCGGCTTCGACGGCGACGGCAACCCGACCATGATGCAAACCCCAACCGGGATGGTCACCTCGCTCGCACAATTAACGGAGTCCACCTATGCAGGACTCCCCGCCCCTGGCGCTGCGGGATCCCTTCGCAAAGTCACGGATTCAGTGCGCGGAATTTGGATGGACACCGGCGTACAATGGGTCCAGCAACACGGGCAGATCATCAATGTGCAAGATTTTGGGGCGACAGGAAACGGCATTGACGACCATCTCACCCCGATTACGAACGCTCTTGCTGCCATGCGAGCTGGCGACGCGTTGTTTTTCCCGCAAGGCGACTACCCCGTTTCCGCCGCAATGACCCTTCCGGCGCTCGATTCCATTCGCATTTTCGGTGCGGGGCTCGGGTCGAAAATCCGGAATACGAACGCAAACCTCGGTATCTTTGCGGTACCGGCGGGAGTTGATGGACTGGAAATCGACCATCTTAAATTACAGAGTTCTGGGGCGTTGAACGTCTTAGGGCGAGGACTCATCTATTTCAACCCCGATGCGACGGCGACCCCGATTAAAAACCCGCGCATTCATCACTGTTACTTCGCCGCCGCGTCGACCTGTGGCATCTCAGGCAATTACATTCTGGACGCGATCATTTCCTTCAACATTTTCGATAACGAAGGCGGGGTGTTTGGGGAGCACGGGGTGTACTTCGGGGCAAGCGGAGGATCCTCAGCGCGAAACCAAGTCTCGTTCAATCATTTTCGAAATACCGCCTCGGGAAACTCCGGGGGCGTCTGCATCGCCGGATCTCAATCCGGGCATGTCATCGCCGTGAATACGATCACCGGGTGGAAGTATGGCATCCTCATCAACGATACGGCCACAGGATATCTCTCAGATTCAAAAATCATCGGGAACGATATCAGTTTACAATTGCTCGATTGTATTATCATGTTTCAGAGCGACACCGTAGGCCCGCCTTGGCACCTTTCAATTCTCGCCAACGAGTTGCACCATGCGACCCGCAACGGGATTCGGACGGACTGGCTCGCGCACGCGAAGATCGCCGCGAACTTCATCTATCGAAACGGCGCCTCGGGAATGCGATTCAACGTGTTGACAGACAGCACCATTAAAGATAACGACTGTATCGATAACGACGCCAACACGAACGGCGCGGACGGGGATGATTCATCGGGAATCCGGTTCAATTCAGGCAATAAACGAATCCAATTGCACGGGAACACCTGTCGCGTAACCGATGTGCTTCAATACCAGAAGTATGGATTTTCGGCCGGCAGTAGTGGGAACGAAGACATTCACGGGTTTCACAATTTCGCCAACGCTAATCGAACGGCTGAATTTGATTGGGACGCGGCGGCGACCGGGCAGTGGATCCACCCGGACGGAACGTGCGTCAAAGAAGGGAATCCCGGCGGCGCGTTTTTAAAACGGCAAATCGGGGCGGGATCTCCAGAAGGGGCGGTCACGGCGCCTATCGGATCCGTGTATTATCGGACTGACGGCAGCACCTCCACCACGCTCTATATAAAAACCAGTGGATCGGGTAACACCGGATGGACCGCGAAATGAGAAGGGAGACATGGAGGATGGATAACCCGCTTATCGAATCGCCGCGTACCGTCACCGGGATTGCGGCCTTGACGTACTCATGGGTCATCACGCTGGCAATCAGCGGCGGGGTGGCGAACTACATACAGAAAGTGCGCCTCGGACAAGTGGCACGGTTCAACTTCACGGAGTTGATCGGCGATATGTTCATCGCCGGGTTTACCGGGCTGTTGACCTTTTGGATGTGCCAAGCTGCGGAGTTCAGCGAGTTTATGACTGCGTTCTTTGTCGGCGTCTCTGGTCATATGGGCGGTCGGTTAATCGGAAAGATGGAGCAATTTATGAGTCGGAAACTTGATCTCGCTCAAGAGTCGACGGACTCGAAAAAGGATGGACCTCCCGGTGTCTTTTGATCGGGCCTTCGAAATTGTCATCGGCGCCGAAGGGGGGTACTCAAACGACCCCAAAGACCGCGGGGGCGAGACGAAGTACGGGATTTCGAAACGGGCCTATCCGTACCTCGATATCCCCTCCCTCACCTTGGACGACGCCAAGCGAATCTACCGCCGAGACTATTGGGAGTTTGTCGCCGGCGATGCCCTTCCGTGGCCGTTGAATTGTTTTGTGTTCGACGCCGCGGTAAATCAGGGGGTGAGCCCGGCAATTCGACTCTTACAAACGGCGCTCGGGGTTGAAGATGATGGCGTGATCGGGCCTCAAACACTATCAGCCGTGGGAAAATTCCCACTTCCCGACATCTGTTCACTGTACCTTGCGTTGCGGGGAATGCGGTATTCCTCGACCGTAGCATTCGAGCGGTACGGGAAAGGGTGGTTGAAACGCCTCTTCCTGGCGCTCTGGAAGGCGAACTTATGAGCCCCCCATCGATCTATGGATATCTGATTATCGCCGCCCTGGTGGTCAGTGCGTTCGTTGGAACGTACTTGAAAGGACGGTTTGATGGCCGCGCCGTGTGCAACGAGAAGATTCAAGCCCTCATAATCGAGTCGACCGCGAAAGAACAAGCCGCGATGCGTCAAGCCAATGACGCCGCAACCAAATTGGAGAAGGCCCATGCGCGCATTGAGATTAAATATCGGACCATCACGAAAGAAGTTGAGCGGGTGGTGGACCGGCCTCTGTATGTGGGGATGTGTTTGGATGGTGACGGCGTGCGCCTCGCCAACGCCGCTCTTACCGGATCGCGCCTCGTTACCCCCGAGTCTTCTCACGCCGTGCCCGAATCTTCCGGAACTCGCTGACGGGTCCGGAGAGACGATCCTCCGGACCCTAGTAGATGTGGCCCAACTGTACTATGAGTGTCAGGATCGACACGATGCCTTGGCGACAGCGGTACAACTTGCCACGCCTCCGCGCTGAGACGCACGATTCTGCAAAATCACTCGATCAATCACGTCTCCGCAATTGATACAGCTACACGACCACACATCGACTTTCAGCATGTCATCCCATAACTTCGCCATACGCAGCCGTCCAAAACAGCGTTGACAAGTCATCGTGTCAATCCTCCCATTGTCCCGAGTGTTGAATGAACGCGCCCCATTCTTTTCGACACTGCTGAATCGACGGCAACTTGTAGATGTAGCCGGTTCCCACCCCCTCTCGTTCTTTGGTGCGCGTCACGGACGGCGCACAGGTTTTTAAGAGCTTCCCCATCCTCGCGTCTTCGTGCATCCACAGCGTAATTCTACGATCTTTTGTGTGGCGTTGAAAGGCTAAGCTAAACCGCTCGCACTCGATCGTCTCCGGCCACTGTTCAAACTCACTGCCCACAATCCGCCCCTCGCTAATACAGCGGTGCCACCATTGATAAAACGGATTCATACTGTGGAGCTTTTGATCGGCAAGCCCGGTCGTCGCCGGCGCGTTGTTAAAATCAAGGCCGGTCAGATCGTAATCCAATAAAAAGCGCAACAGCACCGGGTACCCCCCGGCTTCCATTCCCTCGCGCATGGATTGAAAGAACGCTCGATCCTGTTTCCGACCGTCGCCCACATCAAAAAACGCAAACCGGCGTTCATCATGGGACGCCGGGATCAACCAATCTTCGTTCCCGATAATCACCACGCGCGTTTTGTTCGCGACTGAATACGGCTCCTTCCCTTTGTGTTCAATGACGTGATCCCGTCCAGTGATCAAATCCTTTAACACCCCTTCGGCCTGTTTATCCCCGGACCAAAACGCTTCGTCCAGCGCGAACATTAAACAGTTTTCGAGATGGCCGTTAAAGTTCCCGACAAGGTAACGCCGGTTACTGGTAAGCAGGAAATGACGACCGAGTAATGATCCGACTCGCTCGATACACGCATTCTTACCTGTTCCTTTCCCGCCACGAAAGACCAGAGCGACCAGTGGTTTCTCCCATGGACGTTGAACGAGATGCGCGAAATATCCGAGCAACCATCGATTGAGGGCATCATCACCCCCGCACACATTAAGCCGGGTGTGTTCAAGAAATTGATCGAGAGACGAATGAGTAGCTCCCGCAGGGGCGGGGACATACGTGAAACCTCGCCAGAGATTGAAATACGTTTTTCGGGTGCCGTTGTGCCCGGTGTGGACTTCTTTTTCTTGCCCCGGGGAGAAGATAATCCCATCGTATGATCGCCTTCCTTTCCACTCCATCCATTCGCTCGCGATCGGTTTATCTGATTTCCCGAAGCGGATTTTATGCGGCGCAAACTTCGCTTTAAACGCGCCGATATCTAAGTGCTCAACCGTGCCGTTCGCGTTCTGGTCTGACGTTTCCCAGAGGATGTGCGCCCCGCCCCCGGCCACCACAAAGGCGTGGTCCAGGTTCATCTTCGCGTACGGGTGCAGTTCTTTGCCCGCTTCGATGGGCGCCTCGGCGAAGGCGACCTCTGGCGCCTCAGCCCCTATGCTGTTTTTACTGTAGGCATAGGCGTTCCGAACTTTTATCGCGAGATCTTCACGAGACCACGGGGGCGAACACCGCATATTCCACGCGTCCATCATGAGCACAATCGCGGTGTCTTTGAGGACCCCAAACTCTTTTAATCGACACGCAACCGTGAACGTCGTTTGATCCCCGCCTTGACCTTCGATCGCAACCGGCGCCTCGTGTTCGAGATACCATAATCCGCGCGCGTTCGCGGCGTCATGGTTGATCGGAACCGCCGGAGTTACGGAAGCGTGTCCGATTCGTTGTACAGATCCATCTGTTCTGGTTCCGCAGGCGTCGATAAGCCACTGAGGGGCCGGGGCCACGGGGTGGTCGAAATGTTCAAGGTAGGTTCCGGCGGGAAGGCGGCTACCCGGTGCAACCACGTACCCACCTTGGCTTCGGATATCGAGACCTGGACCGATAACGTTTGCGCCTTGACGCACGGGTGTAGGCACGCTAAAGAACAGGTGCCGGCCTCCTGTCGCAGTAGAATGACTTCTGGTTTCGGGCAGTTCCCGTCCTTCAAGTTCATGCCGCAACAATTCTTCGAATCCATTTTTCCCTCCTTTTACGTCAACATCGACGACGAGTAACGCCCTGTTCTCTTCGAATCGCCCCGTAAAAATGCCGATGTTAAAATCGGGGTCTAAGAACCACCATTCGCGAATCCGATCTTCATTCCGTGTGGCCGCATCTTGCCACCCCTTGAGCGCCGGGGGGTCCTTTCTCCCGGCTACAATAGGAAACACGTAGAACCCCAGCGCCGCAAGCCGGAGCGCCCACTCTAGGCTAGTCATCGCTCCCTTTCCCAGGCGTCCCGACACAGCGGGGAACACCATCGTCGATCGCCGGCTACCGTGTCAAGGCAGTAGAAGCACTGTCCGTTTCCGGCCGGAATCGGGCGGGGCTTCGGGCGATTGCGAATCACCGCGTCTTGAAACCGTGCATTGTGTTCGTTTGCCAAATCAATATCATCCATGAACGTGTCTCCGTTTAGAAAGATACTTGTATCGAAAATTATTTACGATAACGTTTACCCACCCATCCCTCAACGGCAATCGGCAATCCCGCCGCCCATTTCGGGACTTGTTTCATATAGGCTTCGAACAACGACAGATAGTTGTGCCGGTGTTCGTCACTTTCGGCCACGATTTCATCATGCACATGGAGCACGATGTTATAACCTTCGGCATCTAACCGGGTCATAGCTTCCGCCAGGATATCGCGGCTCAACGCTTGTACCACATTCTCCGTAAGTTTTCCTCCGTACGTGTGGGTCTCTTGCCACTTCTTCGTTTTGCCGTCGACGCTCATGTAATGGATCTGTTCTTTTTCCTCTCCCCAGGGCGTCATGATAGGTTTGAGTTTGGGGTAGGGATAGGTGAGCACCCGGCCGGATGGGAGTTTGCAGAAGAGAAACGAACCTTTGACAAGGAACGTGCAATATTGCCCCTTAGATTCCGGCCTCCAATTTCCTGGGCTTGCAACAAACGCCATCCCAGGGTTTTGAACCGCTTGCTTCGCCGCGCATTCGATGTTCCACCAATACTTGACCACGTTCGGGTGCGCCTCACGCCACGCCACTTTCACTTCCTCGGCCCGGTCGTCCGACACCACCACACGGTACGCTTTCGCCATGGTCTGAAACGCGCCGACGCCCCCTTGGTATCCAAGGGCCAGCTCTTGGACTTTCCCGACGAAACGGTTTTCCTTCGTCACCTGTTCTACAGGGATCCGGAAGGACTTCGCGTAGCTGAGTTTATAGATATCCGGGCCCATCCCTGCGTCGTAGGCTTTGAAGGCGTCCAACTTCCATTGCTCCCCGGCAATCCACGCGAGCCCCCGGCCTTCGATGTTCGCGAAGTCCGAGCACATCAACACCTTCCCCGGCGCCGCGCAAATCATCCCGCGCAAGCAATCTGAAATCACCGTCAACGGATTATCAAACAACGTGGTGATGATCGAATGGGCTTCATCCGGGGTACAGGTGGTCAAGGTATCGATCACTTGCTCGACCACGTCATGAGGAATCGACGGCCGCGGCATATTCTGCGGTTGTAACTTCCGCCCGCCCCAGCGCCCCGTACCCGCCGCGTGATACTGCAACAACCCCCGCGCGCGGCTATCATCGCCGAGGATTTCCAAGACGGTTTTCAATTTCGCCGTCGATGTTTTCCCGCCCTCTTGCCGGATCAACAGTGCGCGCCGCACATCCGGCGGCACATCATCCAGTTTCAAGGCGTCGATCACGTCGGCTTTGGCTAACCCTTCAATCGCGACGCCGCGCGACTGAATCCACTTCGTCAAGGCCGCAACTTCGGTGGTTGAACTGACGCAGCCCTCTGTCACCTTGAACAGTTCTTCATTTAATCGATCAGTTTCCCACTTCACAACCGTGATCGCCCGCTCTACCGCCGTCCGATCGACGTACACCCCGGCGTTGTTAATCTTTTGATCGAGCACCCACAGCTTTTGCTCTTGTTCGGATAGCGGGAGCAGCCGCTTGCATAAGGCTTGTTCCGTCCGCACGTCCTGTTTACAGTAGGCGTGCAATTGCATCTGCTTATCGTAATCGTCCCACCAGATGGGGTTTCCCGCGTCGTCATACCCGCGCGGCCGGGACATTTGCATCATGAGCCGATGCCCCGCCATGTCCTTTTGTTCTGACAGGCCAAGGGCGGCGGAAGCGTTTTCTAAGGACCCAGGAAGCGACATGGCGTAGGCCATCGCCATGGTGCAGCGTACGCGCTCCGGGTGCAGCACCGGCCATCCGTACCGCGGAACCATAATGTGATTCCAAATCGCGAGTTCGAACTGTGCGTTGTGGGCGTAGAATGTGGTGCTTTTAAAACTAAACGGAAACGCGAGCGCGGGTGCTGGCGCCCCTGGAAACCAAATCTCTGGCTCTCCGTCATCGATCGCCCATGCAAAACACCACACATCGGTGCTCGGATGCCGAGCGTACACGTCCAGGCCCACATCTTTTAATTCCACTTCACTACGGGTTTCGAAATCGCCGTGGATGATCATCGCGTAAAAAGTGCGGCGCCACTATGGATAGTGACACCGCGACTTTCTCCCTCTTTTTGGTGTGGTCCTTAGCCCCTATCCAAACAAATCCGCGGCCGTTTTTGCGTCCGCGGAACTCGCGCCCGCACTCGCACCTGCCGGTTCCACCGGCGTAAACTCTTTCGACGCCGCAATGCGGCCGCTGAACGGATCGCCATCGCCAAGTTTCTGGATGTTATGTAGCCCGAAGCCGATCCCGCGACTGATCACCGCGCCCGAGTTGTTTCGCGCTTCATACGCGAAGGCTTTCACTGTGGCGCGCGCATAACATCCGGCGTAAAACTCCGATTCGTCGATGATATCCTCGTTCTTTGCGTTCACCAGTCCAGGCTTTTGACTGGACTTTGCGGAGATGTACTTTCCGCCGGCCACATACCCGTCGTAGGACTTATCACCCTGTTCCTTGAATGGATTTTTCCAACCCTTCGGCCACTTGGTTTCGTCCGCGCCCCATTTTTCCTTGCCCGCGCGCATCGCTTCCGCTTTCAATCCCGTAAGATCCACCCCCGGTTCAAACAGCATCGTAAGCCCGTACTTCTGTTTGCCGCTGTCATCGGCTTTGCCGGGGCGAAACACATCGGGGAACGAAACGCGGAACTTCGGGGTCATCACTGTGTCACTCATAGAAACCTCCACATAAGTAAATAGGTGAATTGGTATGTGTTTGCACGAACATCCGGCCGTGCATCGGTGTAGCCCATGGCTACGAAAACGGATCGACAATCGCCGGGGCCTCTAGAAAGTCGATCACGTCCACCGTAATCTCTTCCACAGGTGGCGCAATCGCCTTGAACTCATCTTTTGCCTCGGCCTTCCACGCCTGCCGTTTGTCTTCGTTCGGGACCAGCACCAGGCCGCTGGATTCCTTCACGATCATCGGTTCCAACAATTCTTTATTGTTTTTGAGGGTGGGAATCTTTTCCATCTGGGCTGGAGACTTCAGTTTCCGAGGTTCGAACAAGTCGTCTGACGTGAGCCCCAGCTTACCTAATTCAAGGGCCACCGTCTCGTCATTTCGCCATTTGCGCGTTGGCCGCTTCTCGACCAGTTTGTATCCGGCCGGCGCCCGCCCTGCCCGCGCTTCGGCGTAGGCGTAGGCGTCGATGCGTTCGATCAACGCCTTTAATAACGGGACCGCTTGCAAGGCTTGCACAAGCGTGTCCTGTGATACCGTCCCTTCGGCCGGAACGCCCTCCGCGAACTCCGACTTGGCGACCATCTGCTTGACCTTGTGAATCTCGGGGCAGAGATGCATCGCCGGGCAAAACTGGCAGTGATCCCCGGCTTTTAACGGGGCGTCCGGTTCCGCCGTCCGTCGCGCGTACACCACCAAATCTCCCGCGAATTCTAACAAGTCCATGGCGTCGATCGTGTGGGATCGTACCGCGCCCTCACTCGTCAAGCACCGCGGTTGCACGATCGACATTACAATGGTGTCGATCGCGTGGCCGTGCTTCTGCAATTCCAGCATGGCCCCGAGTGCGTAGTATTTGAGTTGCGGGTTATTCTGGGCCTTCACATACTTTCCAGCCCCGTACTTCAGATCGTCCACGTACAACAGTTTTTGACTCGGCACATACACCGCCGCGTCGTTCGTCCCGTAGGCGCCGGGGTAAATCTCGGAGAGATCAAACCCGTGCTCGACGAACAAGATCGCATCCGCTGTCAGATGTGAATACACATGACCGACGTACACTTTCACGTGTTCCACCATCTCGTCATCATCGCATTCCGGCGCCTTGCCGTTGCCGCGCAACCACTGTGCGGCCACGTCATGGGCCTTCGTCCCTTCTTCCGCGTAGGGACTGGTGATACTCGGGATCCCCTCGGAGAGTTTTATGCTCCCCGGACACTCGGCCCAGCGGTGCATACTGGACGCCCCGATCGGCGAGTGTTCCGGCCGGGGCGCGGATGGAATCGTCGTCAACGGATCGATGACGACCAGTTCCGTCGTTGCGGGTTGTGGTTTTTTCTTCGCCATGTTTAAGGCGTTCCTTTCAACGTGTTGACGAAAGCCGTCGACACTTTTTGTAACTTCAACTTGCGTCGATCAACAGCGGATTTCCCAGAGATAGCCGCGCCTCCGCTTGTCGCCACTCCCTGAATCACGTAGAAATCACCGTCAATCGCTTTGATTTGGTACACGTACCCGTCCGGTGTCACGACGTAATCATCAACTTTTAACGGCTTATCATTCGCCATCATAGCTCCTGGTTGCACGCCGCAATGAGCGCGGCGTAGGTGGATTCTGGGGCTTCGGCTAATTTCTCCTTACCCGTGGTCTTCTGGACGATCGCGGCCGCTTTCGCGAGCCCGTGTTTCGCCATGTATTTCTTCACCACGTCCTTCACTGTATCGATGGACACCACATCCGGGGTCGCTGGAGCAACCGGAGCCGCGGAAACTGGAGCTTCCCCCGCACCGGGTCCGGGCTCTTGTTGAATGGGTGTCCCAGGGCTTGCAGTGTCGGCGCCTTGAAAGGTGTCTGCCGGCGGCGGAACTCCCTTCTTCGGTTGACGCCCCGGCCGACCAGTCTTCGGCGCCTGCACGTACGTGGTGCCGAACATCTCGGCTGCGTTCGCTTGTACCTCGTCCCAATCTTCGCCTTGAATCGTGACTGTTACCATGATGTCTGTGTGCTCCCTTCTTTCCTGTTGGTTGAAAAATGTTGTGATCGCGTCCATACCGTGCTGTACTTCGATTCCCCAAATCCTGCGACTGTGAGTTGCCATCGACGCATAACCGGCAAGCACGCTAACCCCATGGCAAGCCCGATCATCAGCCATTCGTCGAAGCCCATCGTGTCACCCCCTTTCCATGTTGTTTCGTTCTCGATTGTATTCGAGATCGATCTTGTCAAATTCTCGAATCACTTGCGGCGAGAGTTCATACCACTGTCCGATCCGGAAGAAGGACACATTATCCACCCGTCGCAACGCGCGTATTTTGTCGACCGTGTTGCACCACACGTACGACTCCGGCATGAGATGCTTTCGTTGTACGAACGTGGTCACTTCGTGGTACGACTCGGCAAGAATGGCGATCATCACAAGCCCTCCAAAGGATTTTGAATACGTCCCATACTGCCCAGAATGAACGGGTCGAACATCTCCGCTTGGTCTTGTGTCCGCCGCATCAACGTTTTTTGGAGCTTCTTATCGCTGCCGTTGTCGATGTAAAAGAACCGCACCCGAACCGGCCGCTTCTGCCCGATGCGATGCACGCGCAACACCGCTTGCGTATTATCCGTGGGCGTGTACTTTGGCCCGATCACCGCCACCTCCGACGCCGCGGTGAGGGTGATCGCCACACCCATGGTGTCGATTTGTCCGATCATGATGTGGCAATTCGGGTCTTCCTGAAACTGCGTTTCGCGATGCTTTCGGACAACCGGACTATTCACAGATCCATCGATAAACGTCGGATTAAACCGCGCCAGCCGTATCCGTAATTCGTGAATCGCGGATTTGTGATAGCAGAAGATCACGATCTTTTTATAGTGTTTGTGCTCCAATTCGTCGGCGATCAGTTCAGCCACCGGCGGAACCTTTTGCAACTCGATCCATTGCCGACTCTCTTGGTGCGCGTGTTCCAAGGGTTGAAACACGTCCGTCACGGCCCCCTCTTCCACACTCTGGCGCGTCACGTTGTCAAGGATGTGTTTCATCACGGCGTTTTGTTCTTCAATGCGACGCAGCAACACATTCAACGACTCTTGCCCGGCGATGGTGGCGGGGAACCATTTTTCCGCATCCACAGGTCCGGGCTCGACTTCGATATCACAAAACATAAGGGGCGGAAGATCTGGAAGCACGTCAGCCTTTCTGCGTCTCAGCATCGACGCCGACCACAGGGCGCGAAGCTCTGGAATGTTCTTCGATCCGACAATTTGTTGCCCGAACTTGGTCTCTCTCACCACACAAAATCGTGCGATGAATTGCTCGTAATTCCAGGTGATCAAGCCCGAGGCGCGGAGCCACGTGTACATATCCCCCGCGTCTTTCTTCGCCGGCGTCCCAGATAAGCACCACACCTTCGCGCCGTATTGCGCGATGTGCAAATACACCGCTTTCGTACGCTGTGCTGAGAGGTTGGCTAGGTAGTGCGCTTCGTCGATGATGATCACCGGCCACGGGCGCAACAGTTCTTTTCGTGGTGTCACCTTCCGCTGCTTTGGATTCTCTCGCTCGACAAACGTGGTGTTGAATGAATACGCGGTGAGCGAACATGGAACGCGTAAAAACTTCTCCGCTTCCCCAAACCAGTTCAAGCGCGCGATCGCTGGACAGAGCACCAAAGCTTCGCGCGGCTTCAATCGATTGAGGGCTTCTAAACATTGCGCCGATTTCCCCAACCCCGGTTCGTCCGCTAAGTATGCCCATCGTTGCCGATCCTGATCTAAGAGCCATTCGACGCCTTGTTGTTGGTACGGAAAAAGGGTGTACTCCACATCGCTACTCTCTCGCCAGTTCTCGAACGACGATCATCACCGCGTCTTTAAATTCGGATAACCGACGTTCGGCGCTTTGCACTTGTTGTTCGAGCGCGGTGTTCTGCATTTGCAATTCTTGAATCCGTAGTTCTAATTTGCTTACTCCCACATCCACGTTAGGGTATTCCATAATCCTCTACCTTCGTTGTAAGGCGATAATCCCGAGCAACGCGGCTTCCGCGCGTCCATCGTCCATCTTTCGCGACCATTGCGCGTCGTCTTGTGGGAAGAACCGTGACGCCACCAATCGGCTTCGGTTCTTATCACTCGACAACCCAAACGGTTTTTTCCAATCCGCGGGGCTGATCATCTGTACCGCCACGTTATACGCTGTCAGCATCCCTTTGATGAGTCCGTTCGCATACCCAAAGGTAAAGGCTTGTACCGGCCCATCCTTTGGCATTGCGTGAACCTCTTCCATCACCGCGCACTCAATGAACGGCGCATGCGTCGCAAACCACTGGTTGAGGGTCGATTCTTCAATGCGGGCGCGCCCTGATCCGTTAATGTAGTACGTCCGGATCGGCATATCGAACACTTTGACGCGTGGAAGCTCGTTGACGGTTTCCACCAGCGCCAAGGCGCCGCGCACTCCGGGGTCGATCCCTAAGACGTATCGTTTCATGCAGTTTTTCCTTGAAACCTATTCGTGTTCTATGTTGTTGGATTTGGAGGGAACCCGCCGCGGCATCTGCCATACGACGGCGGATTCCCCTGCACCGACCCCGCTCTACCGGGCGAGGATCTCTCCGTCACGCCTCGATATGAGGCGCACTTTATTTTCGTGTGTTCTGTACAATGGCATTCACTTGCCGCGTGATCTCTCGCACATCCCCAATGGTCGCGGGGATCGATTGCTCGTACACCTTAATTTTCGATCCATCGGCTTTCACTTCGTGAATGGTGACTTCGTACGTGGCCATGAGTTAGTTCCTTTCTTTCGTTCCGTGGTTTACAGCCCCGCGTCCTCTCTCAACACAATCGAAATGAGCGCCAGCACCGCGATATCAATTTGCGAATCACGCGCCCCTTCATGTTGAAGTGTTGATCCTTTCGCATACGTCTTCAACCGGCGCATTTTTTCTTCACACCGCAGCATCGCATACACCCACGCCGGCACCCCCCATTCCTCAGAGGCGCGGAGATTAGCGTAGGGCACTCCGGACCCTTCATAATCCGCGCCTTTGGAATCGTGTAACGCTTTGATCTCCGACAATAGGGCGTCGAATTTTTCATAGCGTTCGAGTTTCCGTGTTTCCTTACCGAGATGCGCGATCAACGCGTCTTTTGACAGTTCGTAATCTGTCTTAGGCGGTACAGTTTCTTGTTTCGGCTGTATGGAAATTTTCGACGCCTCCGCGACCATTTCGGCCCTTGGTGGCAGATAAGCGTGCAATCGATACGTGACGCATTCTGAACAAACACACTGCGGGATGTGGGTCATGACGTCCTCCTTCTTTTAACCGATCAGTGATGGATACGGCGCCGGGTAGGGCGCGGGGTACGGAGCCGGCCCCGGTTGGGGCGCCGGGTTTTTCCATGGCTCCCAACACAGGATGATGACGAACAGGATGAGAATGCGCGCCGTGTCGGTCATGATTTAAGCACTCCTTTTTCACTATTGATACCAGCTTGCTGACAGAATCGCCGTATGTTTAACCATGAAGGATCTCCGTTCATCTTTCGCCTTGCCAACATATCGCAATCTTGTAATGCTTGCTCCATGGCAACAATTGCGATCCTGCACCATACAGGGGCAGTCTCCCACGCGGCACTCCCTACCTGATCTTCAATTTTATTCATAGCATCCCGCCTCCTGGTCGTGTGGGGTGATCGGCCCTTGCCATTCGCCACCGCGCACATCGCTCAGCACCCGATCGGGATATTTAGCCCAGCAGCGATGAAGGTAGAGTATCTGCTCTGCCCAGTAGACAAAACACGGCTGGGCAACGTCATTCCTGCTCTGCCGCCACCAGTACCATCCAGCCACCGTGGGCTTCTCCTTACTCCACCGCTGGCCCGCTGTCATTGCTTCCACCATGGCAATATTCGAATATTATTCTTGCCAGACCAGAAGTATATGCCTGGGTGAACAAACATCTTGCCGGCCCACCAGAACCGCCAAAACAGATGCTTCATTTCGCTCACGCTCCCCCTCCCTTCCCACCCTGCGGCGTGAGGGCGGCTTTAATCCTCACGATGAATCACCAATGTAAAGTTTCCATACTGCTCACGGCGCGGTTGACAATCGCAACGAATCAACACGGTATGACCTGCTGCTATCACGCCATCCTCTCGGCATGGGGCAACATGCACCGTCTTGTCATCACAATGCCTGCGATCATAAACGCCCCATTTCATGGCTTCGCCTCCATCTTTTCGAGAGCATCAACAGCCCTTGCGCCTATGGCGGTCTCGCTGTAGTACCGCAAGGCAATCGTGGCAATCCCCATCGCTCGATTCAGCCGCGCCACCTCGTCGCGCAATTGTCTATTCTCACCCTCTAAAACCCACACCATACTCATGCTCGCCTCCGTCACCAATTCCACCACACGAATATAGCCCCGCCGATAAGCCCAATTACTGCACCGATTATTGCCCCTTCCACTGCGGCATCCGGTAGACGACGCCATTCATCTTCAACGTCTTTCCATGTCGCCATGCGCGCCTCCGTCCTGTACCAACCGCCACGCATCTGAGAACCACGGGTCACTCTCAAACCCGGGGGCACGGCCTTCGGGGTTCACAATCGTCCACGCGGCGAAAAACTGTAGGTCGTGATCAAACATGGTTATCCTCCTTGGTTAGGCTCGTGTCTCCCTTCGGCGTCAGCAAAATAGATCGTTGCCGTTCGCCTCGGCTCACGATTGACCATCCAGTGATTCATGGGGTTGCGAACATCCCAGGCGGTCAGCCCATCAGTCTTGACAAAATCAGCACATGAGAAACATGCGCCATAGCGTAAATCCTCAGCCCTGTAACACACATTGCAAACTTCTCGTGTCATCACACACCCCCTTGCGCTGGCTGCGCGGGCAGGCTGGCGGCTAACTGTTCAATCAGTTCGTTCAACCGCTGTCCTGTGTAGGTGGTCTCCTTACCGCCCATGAGCCCACACAACTCTAGCCCAGCATTCTCAAAGTTAGACTCAAAGAACTCCACAGTTTCCTGCACCAACCCCAGCACGCGGGCGTGGTCGGCCCGGAGGTCCGCGAGGTCTTCTACGACCCCACGCTTCGGCGCTACACCTTCCCGCCCGGTAGCAGCTACATACATTTTGTAAATCGTCTCACATGCATTGAGATAGTTGCGCTTCTGTTCCTCAACATCCCCCTCCAACTGGGCCACGCGCTGCTCAAACCCTTTCCCAATCGCGCACGACCCGCAATCGTACACACGCGGGGCTTTTGCTGTGGCAAGTTCACCTTCCAACTGAGCTACGCGCTGCTTGAGGGCGGCACGCTCGTTCCGCACGTTTACGCGGTCGTTAATCTGCTCCTCAAACTCGGCGTTGGTATAATACACGCCACCAGACAACCATCTATCATAGCCTGCTACCTTCTTCTTTGCCGCCTCTAGCTGCCCCTGGAGGTCGGCTATGGTGGCTTGGGCCAGGTCGTAATAGGTAAAGGCCCCTTCTGGGTCTGGCTCTAGCCCGTTGTGTCGCTCTAGCATCACGCCCCCTTCCTGCGGTTAGGCTGGCTTCGTAAATACAATCCAGTGCGTCTTAGAGGTACGGCCGCCGCGATTCCCGAACAGCGGCGCATGTGGCGTTAATGACAAAATCTTAGATACTGCAATTTCGTGTTCATTCCACTTGAAAATCAGTGTGCCTTCCGGCCTGAGTACTCGAAAGCACTCGGCGAACCCAGCCCGCAAATCATCTTCCCATTTGGTGCCCAACTTGCCGTACTTCTTGGCGAGCCATCCGCTTACTCCATTCTTAATCAGGTGTGGCGGATCGAACACTACGAGCGGAAAGTGATTATCCGTAAACGGGAGCGCGGTAAAGTCAGCAAGATAGTCAGGATCAATCACCAACTGACGGCTTCCACCAGCACTGGATGAATCTTTCAGCACATGCGCCTCTCGTCGGTTATCGCAATACACTGCGCGTCGATCCTTTCGATCAAACCAAAACATTCGACTCCCGCAACACACGTCTAGCACCATCATTTCCCCTCCCCGCGCGGCCTCGCTGGCGCGCGGCGTTGTTCTTTTTCTTCTTTTTCCCCTTGCGCGGTTTGCGTAACGACGCGATCAACTCTGGTGGCCCCATCATTTGTCTTTTGATACGCGGGCGCCCATGCAAGTAACTGGTAACAAGTCCTTTCGGTCGTCCTCGACGATCCGCCGGCGAGGGGGCGATCAACGGGACCCCGCCGAATAGATCGTGCGGCGTGATGACGACGCCATACAACCGCGCTGCGTGCAAGACGGCCGGGAGGTTCCACGGCGGAATGATCCCCGCCATTCCGCCCGGGTACTCAAAGCCCAATGACCACCTCCCGATCGCCATGGGCGAATAGGATGAGGCGGGGTGGTAGCGATGCACGCGACGGAGCGCCAGAGAGAGGGCGCGATTGCCGCCAAACTTGCGCGCAACCCGCGCCAGTTGCGGGAATATGTAGGCGGTGTGGTATGGATGACGCGATTGCATGATCAAGATATTTACTCTTCTGTGGTATATTTGTCAAGGGGGGCGGACGACGTGTCGATAAATATTTTTTTGCCCTCTTTATCGAAGACCACCGGGCGCCCGAGATCCTTCCGCCAATCGTAAAACTCAGGATGTGAGGGGTCCAGATGGGCGTTAATCGCGGTTTTAAGGGCTTGGACCTCGCGATGGAGGGCTTCGGCTCGCTTCCCAGGGTGGGGAATGGTCGAGCCGCGCACAATTTTGGCGTCAGTCGCGAGTTGTTTCGGGGTGCGACGTTTGGCCCGAGTGTAGTGGCGATCGAGGTTTGAGGGGTACGCAGGGCGCGCGTACATCCCTTCGTGAAGGCGCATGAGCTTTTTATACTTCGTGAGGGTGCGTAATGCATTCAACATCCCCGGCATCTCAGCAAGAGGGAAGACGGAAAAGAGGGGGTGGTTGCGAACCTGCGTCAGCAGATAGGCAATTGAGGCGAAATTCGGATAGATCGGGACCTGAGCGGCCAACCACAGGCGATCAGGCCCGAGCGGACGAGGCTTGCGCGGTTTCTTCACCCGAGCGTTTGAAGGGGGCTTTTTCTGTTGACCGAATTGCATGAGAAACCTCCATACTGGTGTGTGACCGGCACTCTATCACGAAATCGGCGGTGGTGCCTAGAGTTATCGTTTTTAAAAAGGGGTTATGTAAGATAAGGCCACATTAGAAAATTCTAATAAAAGGAAGTTGGTAGTAAAATCAACGATGTGTGAAAAGTTCTAGACTTATGTAGGTTAGTGACTCAGTCAGGCTCGGGGAATTGTGGGGCTGCGGCCATGGGGCGGGCGGCGCCGGTATATTCTTATTCTTTATATATAATTATTCTATAGAATATATAGAAAAGCTACATAAGAAGAGAACATAAACATAAGTTATTGTAAAGAAAGGGTGGATCGATGTTTCAAAAAATTTGAGATGAAAAAATACAGTACATATCCGTAGACATCACAGCGCGTATAAGCGAAATGGGGCTGTTTGGAGAGGGCAAAAACGAGAGTTATAGCACATAAAGAGGGAACGAGAAGGGCAAAAACCGTCGAACGCTCGTCTTTTAATCGTTTAGGAGAGGGGCGCGAGTGTGTAAAGTGGTCGGCGGCCGGGAGGTTGATTGCTCCGCTCCCCCACCCTGTGGTGAGGGAGCGCATTGGTGAGTTAGATTTGAACGCACCGCGGTTGGTTGCGGTACTCGGCGAGAGAGATATTCCGGGCGGTTCCTCCACAATCGACATATAAGAGTGTGGGGCGTGGTGGGGGAGTGTGAACGGAACAGGCTGAGAGGGCGGTGAGGGTGAAGAATAGGATGAGAGAGGGAAGGTAGGTTTGGGTGTGCGGTTTTGTTGCTCCGCGTTCCCAGGACCAGCGGGTAATCTCTGAGAGTTCTTCCCAGGTCTTTCGTGGGTGTCCGGTATGATACAGCGGTTTCTGTTGCACGTCGCGCTCGTAGTCGAGTTGGCCGGGTGTTTTCATGGTTATTTTCCTTTCTTCGATTGAGGAATATCGGAATCTTTTATTACGGTTGCAATCTGAATGCGTTCGATTACGCCAGGCGTCGATTTCATCGCGTCCAGTTGAAGAAGATAATCGACTTGTGCGCTTTCTTCGTCTCGGCAGCTTTGAACTTGCTCCGTTCCATCGCTGTAGTACGTCACAACAACATAAGGCATGGTTAAAATCCTTTCATCGTGAGGAATAAAAGAACGATCGCGAGTACCAATCCGAGAATAGCATTGGTACTCCGCGACCGTCGCAGTTGTTTACGTAGGGTGAGGGTGTCGGGTGTCATTTGCAATAGGCGCCCACGGTTAATACGTGAAACCTAATTGCTCAATAGCGGTTTTAAACTCTTCCATAAGTTTCGGTAATCTCGCCTGCAACCGCGCTTCTAACCCTGGTGCCGTCAATTCCTCATCGGTCGCGTCCGGCCATACCGCCGACGTGCGCGCGTGGTCGAGGTTTGCCACTTTCGCTGATTTCTGATCCCACTCCACCCGATACCCTGGATTGCCTTCTGCCTCTCGTGCTTGGTCGGCTTTGACATACCCGAGACACCGCTCGTTCGCCTCCTTAATCTTGAGTGGATCTTGTGGCCCTGTGTAATACACCAAGGCATATTTAGGCCCATGCGCGAGGGCGTGGTAGACTGTATTGGCAATGTAATACATCGGGCCGTCACTACTCACAAGATGCCATTTCAAGTACGGGGCCAGTTCAGGTAAGCGATTAGCAATATCTTCATGAATGCATCCGCACGACTCACAATCTCTTCCTATTGGTTGCCCGTTCTTTGCTCGCCATACCTCGCCAGTAACCGCAAAGGTGTTGTGTCCATTCCCGCACTCGTCGTCATAGCGAACCTTGGCGGTCAAAACATACTCTCGTCCATTTTCTGTGTATGATTTCTTGAATACTTTTACTTGTTTTTTAGCTAACGTACTGGTCATTTCACATCTCCTTCTGTTCGTGAGACTGGTTCAAACCCATGCGCGCGAATGGTTTGTAATGAGACGGTTGATAAGCAGGTATGGCACTCGCACCCCATCGGTTCTAAAATTGTCCACAGTTCAAATGGGTGGGGGCCTTCCTGAATGCCGTTGTATATGGCTTTAATGGGGGTCATATTTTGCAGCCTTCCGCTTGTGCGAGTGCTGCTTTTACCTTTTCCAGCCTATCCCTCGCCTCTGTTGTCGGGGGTTGCTGTTCGCCCCTAACAGCGCGCCCCCATTCTTCTAAGGCAGCAAGCTCAACAAGAACCAATGATTGTTGTAACGCCTCATACATCGCAGGGGCAGCGGCATGTTTAGGGCATAGTTCTATACGTGAAATATCTGAGCAAGGTTGGTCACCGTGGACACTTTCCAATGGTTCCCCTGTGCGTAACAGAATGCAGCATGTACACGGTTGACCTAATGATGGTCGACCATTATGAATTGGTCCAGGCGTATGTTTTGGCGTGCTCATTATTTCATTCCCTTTCTCACGTTCTGGCGTGGTTGCGGCTCAATGTGTGGGCGTCCGGTTTCAAACCAAGTAATGAGACGATAGGCTAAGTAGAAACCGATACCGTTGAGGATGAATGCGAGAAAGAGGATGCAAAGGGTTTTCATGGGTGATTAGCCTTTCTATTGTGCGGTTATGCGCATGTCCCATCTTTTAAAAACTCATACTCATTGGCTCTGATAGCCTCATCGACTTGCTCATCGCTGTTTTGATAGTCCCATTCCTTTTCGAGTGTGCGATAGATCCAATTCATGTAGTCCCGCGCTAACTCTATAAGGGTGGCCTCGCCTAACTTGACTAGGAGTGCCTTGTATTCCGGCGAGCCATACTCCAATTCCTCTTCTTGCTCGCACGGTAATTCCACATCGAAGCTTGTGCATCCCGAATGCAAATAGTACCCGCGCTGTTTCACCGTAAAGTACCCGTCTGGGTATTCTTTCGCCAACTCTGCCAGTCCATCGACAATGCGATGTAATTCTTTGTCCTGCGGGGCGTATTCCTTGAGCTTGTCTACTTTCACATCTGACGCGCGCCACGTCCCGTCAAAACACGCCCCGTCCCCTTGCGACCAGAAACCAGAGAAATAGATATTGTCGATATCGATTCCCATGTACCGCCCAAACTCCTTTGCGTCCTCAATCGTGCATTCACTCCAAAAGCTGTCGTCATAAATCCCTTGTCGATACCATTCCCTGGCGCGCTCTTTCGCTTTGTCACTCAATTCATCAAACTGATAGACCGTGGTGATTTTTTGCTTTGGCATGGTGTCCTCTGTTTTAGGTTTGCCGCTCATGCTCTGGTAGTAATGCTAAACGCGTGCCAAACGTAACACGTTGAAAATACGTATGTTACAAAATCCAGAGTGTTGTATAAATCACACAGGTGTATGAAAAAAGTTCGATCACTGTTGTAAAAAAGAGACAGCAATGGTAAGGCTTGAACTATGGCGAGGATAGAAAGAGTCCTGAACTATGATGCAGCCGTACAAGCTGCCGCCGAAGGTCGGTCAAATCGTCAAATCGCGGTGGCGATGGGTTGTGAAACATACGTCCTGTATCATGAGCTAAAAAGGAATCCTGATTTCAATAACCGGATTCGAGAGGCTAGGGCTTTTGGTCTCTCACTCCACGCTGACAAGCTCCTGAATCTCCATGAACACTACCCGGATGCTGATCCGCCAATGTTGCGAATCATCTCGGACAACATAAAATGGGTAGCATCTCATCTCTCTCCAGACTTTAGAACGACCTCAGTTATCGAAGTGAAGCACGCAAACGTCAAGGATGCGCTGCAAGAGGCGAAGAACCGCATTATCGATATCACTCCTAAGCCTAAGCAGATTACAAATCCTCTTGATTGATAAATAAGGGGTTTTCGCTCCTGATTCCCGATCGGCTACTTATCCACAGCGCATGCGTACCTAAGTGGTTGATATCCTAGTAATGTCTCATAAGATCCATTATGTTAACTACCAGCAAGAAGAATGCCACATATACGAAAGCAAGAGGCATTCAAACGCCACCTGGCAGGAGTAATCGATTGAAGGGGGGAGCACCCCGGGGGGTAGGGGGGCCTTTCGGTCGGATCGTGTATCGTTACGGGACCCTTGCACACACTCGACCACTATTCCCGAAATTTTTTGAAAAATTTTTCACGCCCCACACCTGTTGCACAAATCACACATCTGTTGCACAAATCACACACCTGTTGCATAAATCACACACCTGTTGCATAAATCACACACTCCCTGCTTTTAATTACTACAGAACGGTATTTTTATGAACAGCCATCGTTTTTACAATCCGCGTACGCTCACCCGTCAGTACATCCGGCGGATTAACACACCTGTTCCAGTGCCGCGGCGGGCGCGATGGAAGAACGCGTGGCTCGGCGTCTCGGGAGCAACCCCATGAAGTATTCAGGCGAAGAAGAACAAGCTCTTATGACCGAATTGTGGGACCCGCAAATAGCGGACGATCTCGAAAAATTCGTGCTCTTTGCCTACCCGTGGGGGAAGCCGAACACGCC